TCCGCTACCGAGCCAACGCTGTTGTCGATGCCGTTGAGCGCGTCGAGCTGGTCCTGCGCGAACTTGAGCTGGTCATCGAGCGCGTCGAGCTGCTGCTCGTACATCTGCAGCGCCCGCTGCTCAGCCGACAGCTGTGCGCCGTTGACCTTTTCCAGCTCGGCAACAAGGTTCGCCGTACGCCCCTGCTCCCGCTCGAACTCCTCCAGGGAGCCATAGAGCGCGGCGTCCATCTGCGACGCCACGTCGAGCGCGTCCTGCAGCCCCTCGATGCCGGCCAGCGACCCGCCAGCGCGAGCAGTCACCAGCGCACTGTTGAGCGTCATCACGGCTTGCGCACGAATTGCACGGGTTGCCGTGTCGGACGTGCCAGCCAGGCGCTTCAGCGCAGCGTCCAACGCATTGCTGATTCCGGACAGCTCGCTGACGCTGGCTGATGTATCAGTCATCGCCGCGCGGATATCCGCCTGCTGGGCTGCAATCGACCGCTGCAGAGCCGATAGCGATGCGTTGACAGCGCCGGTGATGCCATCCCTCAGCGCTGTGATCAGGGCTGCCTGCAGCTCGAAAGCTGCCGCTTGGGCCTGCGCCGCCGCCGCTTCTGCCTCTGCCGCCTGCTGCTCGATGATGCTGTAGTACTGCGCAGCCTGGCCGCTCAGCGCCATCAGCGTGGAGAACATTTCCTGCCCGGCTTCCGTGGTCAGGTCGATATCCTCGACCATTGCCCGGTACGCCTCGCGGGATGCCGCCAGCTCCACGTCTGCAGACTCGAACGCCCGCTTGATGGAGTCGATGGTGTCTTCGATCTTCTCGGCTTCGCTGAAAAACGCGCCGTAGTAGGTCGCCGAGCTGGCCGCCAGCGCATCCAGCCCGCCTGCCGCCTGTGAAAGCGCCTCAGCCAGCTTGCCGCCCGCAACGCTCGCGTCGTACATGCCAACGTCGAGATACCGCAGCACCTCGTTGACGCCCTGCAGGTTGCCGACGAATGCCTGCATGCCCTCAAGGTCGAGGTCTAGGCCAGTGGCGAACACGCGGTTCAGCTCGGTGTTCATCGCCTCCGCGGCGTTTCCGAACCATTCGGCGATTGCCTCCTGAATCTGCTCCTCGGTCTTACCCTTGGTGCTGATTTTGGTCTTGGCGAGCTGCAAACCGTCGAGCGAGCCTTCTTCTACCGACAGGCTCAGCGCCTCGAAGATGGCCGCCACGCCGGCTTCAGTGGCGTCATAGGTATCCTGCAGCGCCGCAGCGGTTTCGGGGTCAAGGTCGCTCCAGAGCGTGCGCTTCTTGTTCTTCTTGAACCAGCCGCCCTTTTTCTTCTGGTACTCATACTGCTGAGCCAGAAAGTCGCCACCCTCGACGCCGAGCCCAATGCCAACGTCCTTGGTCTGCCACTTGCCGCCGAAGATGCCGCCGCCGATAAAGTCGGTGATCGCCTGAAACACGGGCGAGCCGGTCACGATGGCGGTGAACTTGCTGCCGAATACTGAGCCCAGCAGCTTGTCCATTTTCTCGACGGCGTAGGAGCCGACCGTGAACGGCGCCCAGGCCACCTTCCCAATGGTGCTGGAATCCTTGGCGTAGGCGGCCGTCTTGCTGCCGTCAGCGCGCACGCCCTGGCCGTACAGCTTGTTACTGGCCAGCATGCCGGCGACGATCCAGGTGACCGGGTTGCTGAGCATGCCGCCCATGGACGACAGGATGCCGCCCGCCCCGGCACCTGCGCCGGTTGCTGCGCCGCCAGAAGCGTACATGCCCGCATTTACCGCCAGCGAGTTGCCCGCAGCGAAACCGGCCTGCTGGGCGGCCGCTGCACTCGCCGCAGCGCCGCCATAGCCAAACCACCCCCCGACCGTACTGGCAGCGCTGCCGAGCATGTTGCCGTAGTACCCGCCAACGCCCTGGATGCCACCCATGAGGCCGCCAGACTGCCAGCCAGCCAGCGCTGCAGGGCCAACTCCTGTTATGGCGCTGTAGGCGGTCTGACCGTATTGCAACAGGCTGCCGACACCGATACCGCCGCCCGAGCCGCCACCCATCATGGCAGTCGCCTGCCCTGCAGCCCCGCCAATCCCCAGCGCAGCGCCTATCTGCAGAACGATAGGCCGGGTAATGGCCATGTGAGCCAGCTCGGCCAGCATCTGCTTGAACGCATTGGTGAGGCTGTCGCGGAACGAGCTGAACCCATCCCCGATGTTGCGCCAGGCGTCGGCAAAGGCCGAATCAACGCGGTCTAGCGCGCCTTCGGTCCACTTGGCCCAGTCGGAGGTGGCGCGGGTGTTGTCGTCGTATTCCTTTTCGAGTTGCTGCAGCCGCAGCTGGTATTCCTCAAAGGAGAGCCGGTTTTTGTCCAGCGCCTCCTTCAGCAGCTTTTTCTCATCGGCCAGCCGCCTGGTTGCGACGCGTGCCGGCTCTAGGCGATCACGCACGGCGTCAAGCTGGTCATCCAGCGCCTTCAGCTTGGCCTTCGCCTCATCAACAGCCTTGTTGTGCTTGTCCCAGATAGGCTTGTTCAGGTCCGTGTACAGGCCCTGGACGACTTTCTGGTATTGCTCGGTGGTGTAGGTGCCGTCGCGCAGCGCTTTGTCGGCGAGCTCGATGCCTTTTTCGTATTCAGCCTGGGCCTTCGCGGCGGGGTCGTAGCGGTCGATCAGTGCATCGATAGCCTTGAGCCGATCATCCAGCGCCTTATTGCCGGTCTTGATGGTGCCGGTCAGCTTCGCATCGGCGGCGCGCTGGGCATCCTGTGCCGCAGCGGTTGCAAGGATCTTCTGGCCAAGCTCGCTTTGGCGGTCGATCTGGTTTTCAGTGAGGACACGCTCAGCCGCCTGGACGGCAGTCTTGTCCTTCATCCTGTTCAACTGGGTTTCCAGCTGCTTCAGGTACTTCTCACCAGCCTCGATGCCTGCAAGGTTGGCAAGATTGTTCCCTTGACGAGACGTTGTGTTCTGGTCGATTACTGCGGTGAGCTGGGCAATCTTTTCCCGATGCCCATCTACAACCTGATTTGCAGTATCGAGCGCAGCATTGGCGCGGATGAGCTCCAGCCGCCACTGCTCTTGCTTGGGGCTGCCTGGAAACCGTGAGATGTTGTCGTTGAGGGTGAAGACCTTAGCGGCTGCTGCCTCGGCGGTCATGTTTGCCGATGACAGCTTGGTCTCGTAATCGAGAATCGCAGCAGCGGCCTGGTTGGCGCTCAGCGACTGAAACGAGCCGTCCAGTTTCTGGATGCGAGCATCAAGCGCGTCAGCTTCGCGCTCGGCTTCAGATGACCGGGTGGCGAAGTATCCGACTGCGCTCGCAGCAACTACCGCCGCACCGACCGGCCCACCCAGCAATGCCATTGCGGCAGACGCGGTCCGCGCAGCTGTAGCCGAAGCCGTCATGGCTATAGCAGCATTGCGCGACACGCCAGCCATTGATGCCAGGGCAGCTTGATAGCGGACGGCCTGAACCTGAGCAGCCAGGAATGCGCCAGCAGCAGACGTACCAGCGGCGACAACACGACCGGCCATGATCGCGCTAACGGCAATCAAAGCATCGCCTAAAGCGCTGATAGCCATCCGGGCTTCTGGCTTGGATAGCGCAGCATTGACGGCGTTGACGGCCTTGGTAACGCCAGACAGCGCGTTGTCGCTGCCCGTCAAAAGATCATCGAAGGTGTTGGTCAGCGCCGTCAGCGCACCAGCGAGCGTGTCACGTGCCGCAGCCGCAGCGCCGCCATATGATTCTTCGAGCGCAGCCAGGATGATGCCTTGAGCCTCGGCGGTCTTGCCGGTAGCCTCCAGCTGCTTCATCAGCTCGCGCTGATCTTCGCTGAACCGGAAGCCCTGGCGAGACAGTGACGCCATACCTTGGCTGGGCACATCCAGCGCACGCCCGATCAGCTCGGCTGTCTGCGCAAGGGACATTCCAGTCCGGGCGCTCATGTTCGCGGCTGAATCCATCGCCCGCGTGAACTCATCGCCCACGATGCCGGTGAAGGCCAGCATCGCAGTTTGTGCGGTCGTTACCGCGCCGGCCGCATAGGTGGTTGACTTCGCCATGCGCGAGGCCATGTCGTTCAGCTGGCTCGCTGAATAGCCGGCCGCTTCACCAGTCGAACGCAGAACGGCCGCAAGCTGAGCCTGTTCCTTTTCTGCGTTCTGGGTGTTCGCAATGAACCGGGTAAAGCTTGCGCCGACGCCGAATGCGGCCATGGTAGCTGTCGCGGCTTTGACGGATAGCGACAGCAGGTCGAAGTTCTTTCCAATCTCGCCCAGGGCGCCCGCGCTGCTGCGATTGAGGCGATCAAACGCACGATCTGCGCGCGACAGCTGGCCGTCGATGTTCTTGGTGGCTTTTCCGACCGCTTTGTCGGCGTTATCCATTTCGCGGCGTAACTGCGCCGTGGTCGCTTCCAGGCGGATCATTAACCCCTGAACGTCTCTGGCCATTTCTCTTTTCTCCGGGCGAAAAAAAACCGCCCGGAGGCGGTTTGAGTGATGCGATTCAGTTAGCGCCAGGCGGGCGCCTCGGGGCAGAAGCCGGGGTTTCCGCCGACTCCCTTAAGTTGCTCGCCATGGAACCAAAAATAGGCACGCTGGACGCCTACATAGCCGCCAAAGCTGTTCTTGGCGTTGTACTGGACTGGCACACGCCAGCCATGGAAGTTTCCGTAGATGCCAATAGCGCAACTCGCGCGCTCTGGCCGGCCAACTGCAAAATCACGCAGGCTGTCCGGGTCTTTCAATGCGTATTGGAGGTGACGATGGACCGCCGATTCATAATCTGCTGGCGCCTGGCCGATATCGCTAGCCATATTGGCATTCATCAGCCCGCCTCCCGGTGCGGCGCAGCCAGCCACGGCGCCAAACATAGCCGCCGAAACCGCAATTTTTAGCCACTTCATCCCTGCCCCTCCCTTTCAGAAAGGGCCAATGTAGCAAATTGCCAGCACTACTTCCCAGCACCGCGCAGCAGCGCCTTCATCTGCGCTGGCTAGCTGGATTCGGACCGGCGTCCACGGATTGAGGCCTTGACTCGGGCTGCGCGCTCTTCCGGCGTTTCGTCCTCGCGGTTGTCGGCCGGCTTTCCGCTGCCAAACGGATTGGTGGCGCGGAGGAATTCAACCTTTGCCTCATAGGCAAGCAGCAACTCCGGGATCGGCGTCGACCACGCCACGGCCGGGGGCCAGCCAAGCCAGCCTGTCGCCAGACCGTATAGGTGATCGACGTAGCTGCCGTCCTTTACTGCGCTGCTTTTGCCCGAGGCTTTCGGCCGTTTCCCGACTCTTCCTCAGCCTTGGCTTGGGACGGGTTGAGCAGGGCCACGACAAACGGCACGACTTGGGCGGTCACTTCGGCAACGCCGGCTTCGAACACGGCATCCGGCAGCTCTTTTGCTTCCTTCGGGGTCAGGCCAGCGCCAGCCGTGATGACGACCGAGCAAGCATCGATGCTCAGGCTGCCAAGCGCATCCAAAGCGGGACGCAGACCGCCGAAGCGACCCTCGATTTTTAGAACAGCATCAAGGTTCGGGGTCAGTTCAAACTCGAACTCACCAATGGCTACGATGGTTTTGCCGTATTGGGTTTTACTGGTCATGCGAAGCTCCAGGGAGAAAGTGGCGGCCAGGGGTTGCCTGGCCGGCAGACTTAGGCGGCGTCGGTGAACACGGCCGAGTTGATGGCGATTGCGGCAGTGGCCTTGCGGATCGCGTCGGCGGCGCCGATCTGGTCGCGGAAGATGGTGACCTGGCCGATGTAGTAATCAACTTCACCGTCCGGGTAGGCGATCTTGAAGGCGTAGTTGTCGTCGGACTTCAGCGCGGCCTTCATGGCGATCTGGCCGGCGTCTGCACGATCCAGGCCCAAGGTCAGGCTTTGAGTTCCGGCGTCAAAGGTGGTCTTAACCTTGCGCACGCGGCGGTTGGCGAGCGCGGTAAAGTTTTGCGTAGCGGCTTCGTCGCCAATCTCGCCGGCGTCTTCAATCTCGCCAACTTCGGTGTATACGAGCGCAGACAATGCGGTGATCGCAGCGGTATCGTCTGCAAACGCGGTGACGGCCTGTGCCGGCCCGATGCTGAACGTGATGCCAGCGGAGGTGCTGATGGTCATGTGTATCTCCTAGCTAGGGAATCTGCCGGGTCGGCAGGAACGAAAAAGCCCGGCACTTGGCCGGGCTCTGGTTTGCGGGATGATTGATTACTGCTGGGTAATGACTCGAACGGTCACCGAGCCCTGGAAGGTCACGCCGTCAGCGTCTCGATTGGTGCTCATGCGCTCGATGCGGACCGATACGGCCCGACCATCACTGAGAATCAGCGGGCGCTCATCGAGCGACGCCTCGATCTCGGCGTTGATGCGTTTCACTTCGGCCTGCCCTCGGTAATTGCTCCAGACGGACAGGTAGATGAATCGGTTGGCGCGCTTGCGACCGCTGATAACGCTGGTGTTTGTGGCCTGCTCGCTGTCAATCGTGACGTATGGGTACGGTGTATCCATTGGCACGGCGTCATATACCGGCACGCTTAGTTCGTCGCTCAGGCGGGCGTATAGCGCGGCCTGTAGCGGTATCGCTGGGTCAGCCATCTGCACTCCTCGCCGCCTTGTCCAGAGTCGAAGCAATCGCCTCGCTCAGAATCTTGCGGATCTCGTCTTTGTTCAGGTCGTAGCTGGGCCGGATGAACGGGTGCGCTGGCCTGGCTGGAATGTCGGGCGCGTAGCCGAAGAAGTTGGAGCCGTCCGACTTGTTCGTCGGGTTCTTGCCGGCCTTGCCTTCGCGGCCCTTGGTGCCGTACTCGATGAATCGCAGAAAGAAAAACCGTCTGGCCTTCTTCTTGCCGCGAATACCGATCTGCGCGTCGAGGCCACTTTTCGAGACGAATGCCTCAAGTGCTGCCGCCGACTCGCCGGTATCCTTCGGGATGAGCTCCCGCTGCGTCTCTAGCACCAGATCAGCCGCTTTCTGCATCGCGGGGCGCAGGTCAGACTCCATCTGGTTGCCGATGCGCCGGAGCAGGCCGCGCAGCTTGAAGTCACCGCGAATAGAGCTACGTCTAGCCATGCTCCCTCCTACGGATTCGCCACGGACGAGCACAACAGTTGCATCATGTCGCGCTCGTTGCTAGGCAGGACCGCTTCTATCCGGTAGGTGATGCCGCCCGAGACAAGGCGACGGCCCGCCACGAAATCGGCAGACGGGCGCACTCGGATCTCCGCAGACACAACAGCAGTCAGCTGCTGCGCCACATTCGAGACGCGGCCAGTTGGCGTGGTGATTTCGCACCAGACCGGGCGAATCTCTGCCCAGCCGTCGACGTAACCGCCCATGCCGTCTGGTGTGCGCTGCTCGGACTGGAGCGAGCAGCGGTGCCTCAGCTTGCCGGCTCTCATACGCCTAGTCCTACGCGGTACGGAGTAAGCAGGCGCAGAACGGTCGGGTTATCTACCCGGCTCACGCCGACGAAGGCGCCCTCTCGGTTTTCGTACAGGTCGCCGATGATGAGAAGCAGTGCCGCTTTCACGGATGCCGGAACGGGGACGGAGGCGCCAAGGTCGTCCAGCCAGGGCAACGAACGGTTCAGGTGCTGGCTGGCATAATCCTGGGCCGCGTCATTCAGCAGCGCCAGATGATCGTCCTCGGCGCTTCCGTCCAGGCGCAGATGGCTCTTGATCTCGTCCAGTGTCAGAACGGCCATGTGTCACCTCTACCGCTAGCCCTCGAACGATGAGTTCGCGGGCGTGATGATCTGTCGTCTCGAATGCCTGCCCTTCAATCACAATGGCGTGATTGAGCAGGATCGGACGGAGTGCTTTTAGTTGCATCGCTATCCCTCAAACCGACCGCCCGAAGGCGGCCGGCTTATCAGCCCTTACGGAGCTGGAACGGTGAAGGTGCCGTAGATAAACGCCTCGGGGCGCTTGACGGCTAGCGCCAGGCGCTCTTCGCAGCGAATCGAGATCATGTTCTTCTCGAAGTCGTCGGCGTTCTCGGTGGAGATCACGACGTTGGCGTCTTCGCGGTCGAAGATTTGCGCGGCAGTCTGGAAGGCGCCGGTCAGGAACTTGCCCTGGAAGGCGGCAATCTCGGTGGAGACAACCGGCAGACCCCAGAGGGTCGGGCCTGCAACGCTCAGCGGGTTGCCGATGATGTAGCGGCCCAAGGTGTCCTTGGTCAGCTCAATCTTCGCCCAATCGCTGAAGTGCAGAACATGACCGGATGCCGGCAGGCGCGCCAGTTGCGCTTGCAGCATGGCCAGGCGCAGCTCGTCGATCTGGGTCATGGCTTCCGGTGCGAACGCAGCGGAGAACGCAGTGGCCTGCGGCACGATGCCGTGCAGGTGAACGCCAGTGCCGTCACCGAACAGCATTTCCTGCTCTTCAACGTACTTGAGGCCGTAGCGCATTTCGGCGTCCACGGTCGATTGCAGCTGTGCGAAGTCGTCCAGAATCTGCTTGGACGCCTTGAACATGTGCGCGATGGTGGTAACCGGCGTGATCTTCGTGTTGAACGCGATGTCACTGTAGGGCTTACCGCCGACCGGGTTTTCGCCAACGGCTGCCGCGTTGTTGGTAAAGCCGGTCTGCTGAACCCAGAAGATCGCTGGGGACGTGGTGCGGCCCGAGGCGATCAGGTCGCGCAGGAAAAGGCGCTGCTTTGGCATCACGTCGATACCTGGCAGGCGCTGCGGCTCTACGACGCCATCGGCTACGTCAGTGCTCAGCAATGCGGCATTGACCGGCACGCTGATACGGCGATTGCCCTGCACGCTCTTGGCGAACTCGGCCAGGGCTTCGCTCTTGATCACTTCGGCGCCCACACTGGTGCGCTTGTTCGCGGCAGCCTGGGTCGGGATGCGGGCGAATTCCTGCTCCAGTTCGCCGAGCTGCGCTTTCAGCTGTTTTTCGGCTTCGGACAGGCTGTTGAATTTCAGTGCCATTTCGTCAACGGCGGCCTTGGTTTCGGCGGACAGGTTGCCAGCCTTCTTGGCTTCGCCCAGAGCTTGCTCAGCCTTGAAGCTGAAATCGCTGGAGGCTTTTTCCAGCTCGGCGCTCATTTTGGCGAGCAGTTGTGCTTGGTCAGACATGTTAAATCTCCGTTACTTGGTAGCAGCTGCCGAGAAACGCGCCAGTGCGCGCTCTAGATCGGCGATGGGTTCGGCCAGGTCGGCCAGGGTGTCGGCAGCGTCGTGCGTACCGGGTCCAGTAGCGCATGGCGTACCGGACTTGATTTCTTGAATAAGGGCGCGGCGCTCACTGCGCGGGATGCCCTGCTTGGCTAGGATGGTGTCGAGCTTGCGGGCGGCGATCAGGCCGCTCTGCGCTCGGGCGCCTTCCTTGACTGAATCGGAGTCAAGCAGCGAATCGGCAAAGCCCTGCTCAACGGCTGCGCTGCCACCAATCCAGGTTTCGGCATCCATCAGCTGTTGCATGGCTTCGATATCGCCGCCCGTGCGAGCCGCGTAGATATCAGCCATGGAGGCGTCGAAGGGCTCCATCATCTCGGCCACCTCGCGGAACTGGTGGCGGTTGCCGGCAGCGATAGTCCAGGCGTTATGGATCATCAGGAAGCCCGAGCGGGCGATCTGCAATTCATCGGCGGCCATCGCAATTACAGAGGCGGCGGACGCGGCCAGGCCCAGCACCTTGACGGTCACCCGGCCTTTGTACTCGCGCAGGATGTTGTAGATCGCCAGGCCTTCGAACATGTCGCCGCCAGGGGAGTTGATACTGACCGTCACGTCAGCGCCTCCGATTGAGCGCAGAGCGGCAGAGATGCGCTTGGCCGTCACACCTTCACCCGTCCAGGGATCGGAGCCGATGGCGTCAAGAATCGAGATGGTGTTCTTCTCGTCATCTGCCGCCTGGATGCTGGGGTTCCATCGCTCCATTGCTTGCGGCAGCAGGTCGAAGGAAACGCCCGCGCAGGGGCGCCCCGCCAGCGCTGCTGGAAGGCTCTTTTTCGTCATGGTTACTTCTCCAGCGGTGCTTGGCTTTGGCCTAGCAGCTCAATCGGCAAGAGGTTGGATTGCACCGTGTGTACGTTACCGCCCGGAATGGGCGGCATATTTTCTAGCCGGCGCACCTCGTCGCGGTTCATCCAGCCGTTTTGAAGTGCGGTGGAGTAGAAGGTGGTGCGCGCATTGATGTCCGCGCGAAGCATGCCTTCGACCGAGAATTCCCCGTAGATTGAATCTGACTCGGGGAAGCCGATCAGGCAGCGCGCCACCTCGTCTTCGATATTCTTCAGGATGGGCCGCAGTACGTTGGTCAGGAACTGAAGATTCATGCCCTCCACGCTGCTGGCCCAGCTGCTTTGTTTGTCCATATGCCCGACCATGTGCGGCGGGATGCGGAACCATCGGCAGATTTCCTCAACCTGGAAGGCGCGCGTCTGGAGCATTTGCGCCGCTTCAGGGTTGAGCGTGATGCCTTGGTACTTCAGGCCGGCTTCCAGAACCATCAGCTTGCCGGCGTTGGTGGAGCCAGCGAAGGCGTTTAGGCTCTGGCGCAGCTGCTCGCGCTGCTCGGGCTTGAGCGCGCCGGCCTCATGGGTCAGCACGCCGGATGCCTGCATGCCGTTAGCGAAGACCTTTGCCGCCGCCTCGTCTGTCGACATAGCAGAGCCGATGACGTTGCGGCCCATGTAGACCGGCAGCATCCCGCACACGCCGTCTAGGCCCAAGGCCCGGATGTGCATCAAGTCTTTCTCTGCGAATTTTCGCTCGGCGCCGTCCTCGACGTAGGTGTATTCAAGCCGCCCATTCTCCAGCCGCTTGACCTTCATCAGTTGCGGCAGGAGCGGAATCAGCGCGACGATCCGCGTGCCGACATACCGCTTCTCGACGTAGGCATTACCCCACAGCGCGAGGCTCGCGACGATCATCGACATGAAGCGGCTCGGCGTCATCTCGGCGTTCGGACTCTGGCACAGCACGCGGTAGAGCGGGTGATTCGAGGCCGATACGCGGGAGCCGTCCGCCTGGCGCTGGTACAGCTTGAACGGCAGCGTGGAGATGGTTTCGCTCAGCAGGCGCACGCAGGACCAGACCGTCGAGAGCTGCATGGCGGCATCCACCGTCACGACCTTCCCGCTGCTGGACGTGCCGAACAGATCCTGCCAGAACGTGCCATTGGTAAGCCCGACCGGCACGCCTAGCCAGTTCAGCAGCGCGCTCTTCACGCGCCCCGGCTTCTTTGATTCGGCCATTAGATTCCTACCATGATTGGGTTAGCGTAAAAGCCAGAAGCGTCGTATGCCGCTGGCGGATTCATGGCCATCAGCGATACGGCGTTGAACAAGGCCATCAGCGGGTCGATCTTTGCCGAGCCGCTGGCCTGCTTGGTAATCAGGATCGCGTTTCCTTTGGGCTCCACGCGGGCATTACCGCAGCACCAATTCATCATCGGTTGATCTGCGTGAATCAATCCGCCTTCGGCCAGCTTGCGCTCTGTAGTCTTGATTGAGCCGCCGAGCCGCCAGCCTTGACTGACGCCCACCAGCTTCTCCTGATCAACGTCGCGCACGGCGATAGCCTCTTGAATCGCGCCGATGCCGGCCGGGTCGAGGCCGACTTGATGCAGCAGGCCAGCGGCCTCGATCTGCTCGACGATATCGGCCACTTCGTCTACGTCGTCGCCGATGCGCTTGACGAGCACAAGGTCGCCGGAGCGGGCGAAGTCGTGGAGCTGCGCGGCTATGTCCTTGCGGCGCTCTAGAACCGACGGGTGCGCCCACGCCCGACACCAGGCAAGCCATTCGCGGGTTTCGCGGTCGCGGCCGATTACAGCCAAGCCCAGCAAGTCATCCAGGCCACCGCCATCAATGCCGACGGTCACGACTTCGCTGCGCTCGATGATGTAGTCGAGCGTGATCGCCTTGCGGGCCTGGTCCTCCCAGAACTCGGCCCCCGGCCAGCGGTTGCTGAGCAGGGCGAGGCCGATCTCGACGTTGAGAAACTTCGACAGGAAGCCGCGCACCGACTCCTCGCCGGATTCCTCAGCCTTCGCCAGCTCGCGCACCAGATACTCGCGATCTACCGAGTAGCCAAGGTTCGGGTTGACGATGTGGAAGTTCTCCGGCTTGCGGTGCTCGCCCGCGTCGATCATCGACTGCGGGAACTCGTAGATCACCGGCAGGAATCGCTTATCGTCGATCCGCCCGTCGCGCACGCCGCGCGCATATTGCAGCTTCTGGAGAAACACGCCGGCTGGCGGCTTATCCGACTGTGTTGTCAGGTAGATGATGCAGCCTTCGGGGCGCGATGCCAGGCCGCCCGTTGCCTCGCGCAGCATGTTCTCGGCGTTCGGGCTGCTGCCGAACAGGTGAATCTCGTCGACGAGAATGAAGCTAGCCTTCTTGCCGCCAACGGTGTTTGAGTCGGCGGCAACGATCTTGAGCGTTGCGCCTGTCTCGCGGTGCGTGATGGTGCGAACGTGGTCCTGCACATGCAGCAGGTCAGACAGCTCTTCGTCGTGCTTCACCATGTCCCGTGCCGGAGCGTAGGCGTTGTTCGCGACCTCGATAGTGGGGGCCAGCACGATCAGTTCAGCCGACTGTCGCCAGTTGCGAATCAACAGCGTCAACATGATCGCCGCCGCTATCGTCGACTTTGAATTTTTTTTAGGGATGACGAGCGCGAATTCTTTGATCTCGCGGCGCCCGGTGTCGGGGTTGTATGAGCCGAACACGGCGCCTGCGAAATCAGACACCCAAGGCGCGCACGCTTCGCCTATGGTCGGGCTGCCTGGGGCGTCCACAATGCGCAACTGGCGCATGACTTCGAGTCCGGCCTGAGCTTCATCGGGAAATAGCGGCGGGATAGGCACAAGCGATTGGCCGGCAACGATCCTCTCCTCCCATCCAGGGCAAGCAGTGGACCATTCCATTCAAATCACCTTGTGTTGTCGACGGCCAGCCTCGGCGGGGCGCTTTGCCCGAAACGGCCTGCCGATGCCTTCTTGGCGGCGTCGGCCTTCTGGTCTTTCTTTCCCTGCTCGCCCGGCTTGGCAACCGTGAATGCCGCGAGGGCCTTGGCGGCATCGAGGCGCAGCTTAGGCTCGGCTTCGAGGTCGTTCATCATTGAGCGCATGAACTCAAGAGGATCGCCGGCCTGGGCAGGGATGTGCGGGTCTGGGTCAATCTTCGGATCATTCTTGCGCTGCTGCGCCACGGCAACCGAGCGGCCCATTGCAGCCTGCACGTCTGGGTCTTTCTCTAGCCTGGTCGCGGCCTGGGCTGCGGTCTTTTCGGGGCAGCCAGCATCAATTGCGGCCTGCTTTTTTGGCACACCGGACAGCCGCGCAGCAGCATACCGGCGCTTCTGTTCAGTTAACGCCATTGTTAACGCCTCTGTTAACAGGGAAAAAATCTACAAATGAGGGACGTGGCGGTTTCCTCCAGCGAAACCCCGTGAACTTTCGAGGGGCCTACCCCTTCTGCTCCATCGCGCT